GTATCTGCTACAACCTTTTTAACAACACCAAATGCTCCAGATGTTCTACCTACCAATTCATCACCAGTAGATATTGTTTGTCCAACCACATTACCGACTGATAAGATATGATGCCCAATAGTATTTGAAGAGAATGATACTACATTACCAACAGCAGAACCAGCAGATGTACCAACCTTAACTACTTCTGTTGTAGAAAAATTCTTATATGTATCAACCCTAAATACACCATTGTTTGCAGCAGAACTGACGATTTCTTTAACAATGCCATTAGCACCAGATGTCGCACCGTATATAGATTGCCCAACTGAAATTGTTCTTGTATTAGCAATACCAATTACAGCATTCGCATTCTCTCTAAAGTTTTGATTTGGTGTAAATACAACTGTCTCAGGGAATCCAAAATCTGGACTAGACAAAATAGTATTAGAGTAATCAGACATCAACCGACTAACACCATCTGCATTAACAATAAGGGGTGCTTTAGTTCCAAAGATAGTAGTGTCTGTAAATAAATTGACATTAATCATCAACAATGAATTTGTGTCTACGATATCACTTGGTTCTATTATAAATGATGCATCAGAAGATCTAGTAACAGTTGAGAATGTTATTTTAGATCCAGGAGATACAGTTGAACCTCTATAACCAGAACCACCATCAGCAATAGTAAATGTCAAGGCACCAGCAAAGTCTGATACAGAAGTCACAACTACCTTAGCAAAGTCGCCAATAATATCAGATTCGAGTTTAATGATGTCACCAATTTCATACTCACCACCAGCAGAATCTACAGTAACTTTATTGATACCTGCTTCAATGTTTGGAATGAATCCAGTACTGTCGGTATCAGTTACTAGTCTGATTGGTTCTAAGTGACCAAACGTGCCTACTATATTAGACAAGTAGATTTGCATTAAGTCACGTCCACGAATCGTTCTTCGTACAACGTTCTCAACTAGTGCAGTTGCTCTTGAGTCAGAACCGATAATACTCTTACCGATGAATGTATAATTCTTTGTATTGTAATCTGTTACAAGATATCTATCAATCCTCCAATCAGATTCTGATACCTTTAAGATATGCTCAGCAGGATAATCTACATCAATGTCTTCATTATAGATTGCTCTGAACATTAACTTATAAGAAGCAAGTGTGCCTCTAGAGTTATTGAAGAACTTGATGTATTTAACCATCAACGACTTATCTGCTTGAACATCAATAGGAATTGATGGGAGGAAATCCCTTCTAAAGTATTCTATATACTCATCAAGAGTAGTATCAATATTCCGATAGTCTTGTAGGTTTTGAATGCCGCCTGTTAATTTGCCAGACTGCTCCATATATTCATAATATGCTTCTATGAACGCAAGGAAGTTTTCACCGTCTTCCTTATAGAAGTCGGGGAATTGATTCTTTACAAGAGTGGATATTTTATTTGGTACACTCATTAAGTAGTTTCACCCGTAATCGTGACACCACCATTTTCTGAGTCCATAATTAGAATTTGTTCCCTTACTGGGATTACATCAAATCTATCTGGTGTCATTGAAACTTTCAATTGAGTGTCTGAAAATGCAGTTGGTGCAAAGGTATTAACTTCAACCTGACCAGTATCATAATCAATTGTTCCAGCATTAGTAATAATATTAGTCTTAACCTTTGCGTCATCATAACGGTATATATTTACATTACCTAAACTGTCATCATCCAAATATGCTTGGAAACTTTTATATGTGAATTCTGTAGAACTTAATGTTCCCTTTCTAATTTTATTATTAAAATTTAATAACAATCTTTCAGACTTATTGATATTTGGAATAAACCTTTTCTCAAGACTAATACTCACATCATTGTTTAAAATTGAACCAGTTGTGATATTATCTAAAGAACGAATGAATTTAGAATATCTTAACTTATTACCAAACCTCTCAAGATTATTTGTTGAGTACGATAAAGTAGCAGATCTTATATCTGATTCAATTTGAGAAGCAGACACAGTTGTAGAAGTCTTATCATAATACGTTGTGATTGTAGGAACAATATAGATATAGTCTGCGTTGATAATAACTGGGTCAATACCTAATGGAGTTCTATCAGAAATAGAATCTTTAATTTGAGACTTTCTAGTATTAGTTGCGTAGTTTTCACCATATGGTTTAACAGCAATATAAACTTTACCATATACAGCAGGAACTGCCTTTTCACCACCAAATGCAATAACAGATTGTAAGTCAGCATTTTCAGCAATCAGAATTCTTTGGTAGTCATTGTCAACAACAGCACGGTTTTGAGTTTGGTAGTTTCTTGGAGCATTAAACTTAATACTCTCAATAGACTCTGAAGATCTACCACCTAACGAATCCACATTAGTTGTAATAACAGCACTTGTATAACTAACACCGATGCTTAGACTATCTACTGAGAATACATTAGCACTGTTTGTTTTATTAGCATTACATACTAAGTAGTCTACAATTACAATGTTATTATTTTTTAACGACTTACCAAGTGCACCTTGACCAAATAAAATTTCATATTTTTCATCGGCAGACTCTTCTAAAAAGAATACAGGTGAAGTAGAATACACTTGTTTGATATTAGTTGCTCTTGTAAATTCAGTCGTGGTTGTATCAGATGAACTTTCTTGAACAGATACACTAATACTAGATGTGTCGATATTTTTATTAGGTAAAATGTATCTGACTGGGTTGCTTGTATTTACTGTGAACTTATGAGTTAAAGGAATTCCCTCTTTAATCGTAATTGCTTTAGAAAAGGTATTAGCAGAGTTAATAACAAGACTTGCTTCTGGAGTAACGTATGTATAAGTTATATCATCAATCGTAGTTGAAAACTTAGAATTCTTCGGAATAGTGAATTGGGACACAGTGTTAGCAATGCCACTAAATGCAACTGTAACATTTGCACTCGCACCGATTGCTGATACTGGTAAATATCCCAGTTCCTTTGCTCTTGATACAACTGAATCTCTTTGTTGTGCGGTATCTAAGAACATCTCATTAGCAACCATATTTAAGTAATATGCATTATAATGTGTATTGTAAGCAAGAACGTCAAGTAGAACTGCCATAGCAGATCCCTCGAAATTATAATCTTTAAATTGATTTTGTGTGCTTAGATAACTTTTTAGGTTCTTTCTAATATCATCAAAGTCGAGTTCACTTACTTGTAAGTATGTATTTGCAGTTGCCATTACTCATTTCCTTTTAATTTGCAGTTATCGAAATGCCATCTTGACATCCCATTCGCACCACCCAGTTGCCCGCAGTGTGTACATTCAACAATTTTTCGTTTCAGTCCTTTAAGGGAATCCTTTAAATTTTCTATGTGTTCAACCGTTCTCTTTCTTCCTGTCTGTTCAACCGATTTTGCTGTTTTTTGCTCTTTAGTCCAAACCCTTCTTTGTATCACACCTTTCATAGATTTTTTAATATTTGCTTTGTGCTCTTCAGTGAGGGTTCTTCCTTGTTGAGTCTTACTTATTTTCTCTCTTACGGTTAAACTATTATCCTTTCCAGACCAATGCCATTGATGTGTTACTAAGTTGTAATATTTAGTTTTTATTTCGTCTGGTTGTATTAAACTCAACCATTTAGTTTCTTCTTCAATCATCATCTTTTTTGATGATATTTCTGATTTCAATATTTTTCTTTTAAAATCTTCAGGCCTTCTTTTATATGCAGATTTCATCCATCTTGAACTACAAACATAACCATCATCTTCAAATCCCCAATGACACCCAATATAGTATCTATTATGTTTTCTATCTCTCCAAATATAAACAAACCCAGTATTTTCCATAATTCTAGCGAACTCTTTCTAGTATGACATCCAGGATAACTGGGTCAGGATCGTTTAATATCATAAATGCTACTGACACTGTCAATGCATTTACTTCTGGTCTTTCTTCTACCAAAACCTCGAACACATCTGCCCGAGGTTCATAGTTTTTAATTACTTCTTTAATTGCCCTTTCCATCTGCTGTTTAACAGGTGGTGTAAACAATTCAAATAAGAAATACCGAATACTACATCCAATGTCTGACTTAAATGGACGTTCGAAATAATCAGTTAAGATTAATGACTTAACAGATTGTCTTACGGATTCTCTGTTAGTCTTTCTACCCACGTTACCCGTAATCGGGTGTGCGATAAATGATAAATCTAAGTCACTGAATATTTCTTGTTTAGGCATTAGGCATTATTTTTTGATTCTTGTATTTCTTTTCTACGTTCTTTACAAATCTTAGTAATCTCAGATAGTGCCTTGCGAGCACGTGTACCTGCAGATTTGTTTCCGTTTTCAAACTTCTCATTCTCTGCTTTGTAAGTGTCAAATAAGTTTACTATGTTGTCATGATTATTCATTTCATTTTCCTTCTATTATTTAAAAATTATTATTAATATATTTATAAGTGTTTAACCACCAATTCTGACATTAGTTGAACCTTGTGCCATTGCTCCAAAGTCTGCCGAATCGCCAACTCTTGCTGCAGGTATTCCATTAATCCTAACAGATCTAGAACCTCTATTAACTCTAGCACTATGAGGAACACAATATATTCCAACTAATATTGTGTGTGGTGCGACTGGGTCATTCATTCTTGCGGCAGGTCTTTTATTAATTCTTACTCTGCCTTGAGTAGCAATAACAGTTGAAGTCGGACTACAACCGTGACCAGTATATAATCCATCACCATGTCTGCAAGCATTTGGCATTAGTTTATATCTATTGTTGGTGCTATAAATCGCATTGGACCAGAACTTATCATTTGGCAAGACCCACCAATTTTAGCAGAGAAATTTCCACCACTATTCAATGTCATAGAACTTCCAGTTGTAACAGTGGCACTACCACCAGCAGTAACGTTTATATTACCACCAACTGCTGCAGTTAAATTGCCACCGATAGTAACATTTGTATTTTTATCAATGAATATTTTTACATCACCTTTGACGTGGATACTATCATTACCAGCAATCACCTCATAATTATCTTTAACAATATGTTCTACTTTAGTCCCATCTGGATGTATCTCATAAAACGTTCCAGTCTTATGTCTTTCTTTAATACGTTCAGCACCTTCAGTATCATCATATTCTTTAGTGTGACCAGACTCTGATTCGTACACATGGTTGTATGGATACTTTGCTTTGTATGGGTCAGCAGGTTCCCCGATAACTGTGTCAGGTGTATGAGTCCTTGTGTTCTCTCCACGTGCTAATTTGTTTACATCACTCTCATTAGTATATCTCGGGAATTTTTCGGTAGGATCGTTGAAACCAAACGCACTGTTGGACTTGTCAGAAGGCATACTGGCGATAGTACCCATAATGGCAGGTTCTTGAGCACGGTCACCATCCATAAAGAATCCGAACACCCAACTACCCTCAACAATACCTGTCGGGGATTTACCAACTCCACTTACTGAAGCAGAATCGATACTATTAATCATTACTGCCCAAGGGAGAGAATCAGTAGGAATCGCACCCTTGTCGTCAGTGTGCCAACCGAATGCTCGCACACGTACACGACCAAGTTCTATGGGATCGTTACGGTCTTCAACAACACCAACGAACCAAGTGAATCCATTCCTACCTATAAAGTTACGCATTTAAAGTGCTCCTACGATCTCCATCAATAAAGCATTCTTATTTAATTTTTTACTTAAATCTAAACCTAAACCTTCAGCATAGTCTTGTAACTGCTTCTTAGTCATACTGTTAAGGTCAGGTGTTTCGTGAGTTGGTTCTTTTATTTCTTGTAGAAACACTGGGTTTCTGTTACTTCCTGGTAATGGCATAATATGCTCCTTATAATGAGTTAGTTGTTCTTGCGCATTCTAATATTGTGGTAAATACGTCATTAGTTATTTTTTGTCTTACTTTTGTTATTAGGTATTGTCCTGATAACGATTTATCTAGATTCCCTTTATCTGTTCCTATATTATTATGTATAAAGAATTCTAAATCGATTAACCCACCAACGTTGATTGATGAATTTCCTGGAATTGATACTTGAATAATTTTATTAAATAATTGTTTACCATATGACAACTTTCTATTGAGGGTTGTGTTTGTCTTTTTTGGTAATGCTGTTTCTTTTTGAAACAATACATCGTTGTCGTGACCCGTTCTAGAAGATATTAAATTGATAACTGGATCACCCACAACCTCTACAGCAAACTTACCATCACTAACCGTTTGAAAATTATCAGATTCTTTATTATAATCAAATATAACTTCTTTCTTATTCTTTTTAAGTATATCTAGATTAATAGTCTTTGCTTTGAATAAACCACCCTTAACATTTGATAAGATATTATCATCTTTCAATATATCATATGATATAATTTTATATTGGTCATCCTGCACAACACCCTCTTTAGTATCGCTCTCACCCACATTAGACATAAAGTATGTGTAGGTAAAATCAATAGGAGCATCTGCTATCATTTGAGGAACATTCTTAAACTTAAATCCACTACTATCCTCAAAGAAAATGTAGTATGGATAATGGTCAATAGAGTCTGCTTCATTTGCCAGAAAGTTGATACTTCCGTCAATTGACAATGACGGGATAATATATTTGTGTAATCCAGAAGTCTCATCAATATCAAGACTCTTATTGATTCTGGCAGAACGATAAATCGTTTTTATATCATTTGTCAAAACATATTCATCAACAATAGACTTAATCATTTTGGATATTGTACTGCCACTACC